GTTGGCATAGTATTCTCCTAATCTACAAACTTGTCACCAAAGTGACGCATTAATAAAGCTCCCATACTGGATAGTAATGGAGCAATTCGATCTGGACGCTCAATGAGTTCCCACCAAGACTTGTCACCAAAGTGAGAAAACCATCCAGCGAAGACCATGAACAATCCAGATACAAGAATCCAGTTATTTCTTTGTTGTAAGCTCATTAGCCGCCGCAACAACTTTCAAAGTACTTACAGTTTGGGCAAATAGCCTTCTGCTTTCGAGATATCATTTCATGCCCACAAGAGGGACAGATTAACTTACAAACTAGATCTGTGTATGTTTTAATGGCTTACCTTCCTTAATTCTTGCACTTTGCATACCAGGATAAGTTTTCTCTAACTGGTCCCAATATCTTTTATAAGGTGCTTCTCTGTAGTTGTTATCTCTTTGTCCCAGCTTCATAGCATAGTCTCGCTCTGCTGGACTGAGGTGCTTTTGAGGATTGAAGTTGCTTGGCACTGTTCCAGCATCCCCACGCTGAGAAGGTTCAGTAAAGTGGGTACTGGTGTCTCGAACTGTTTCTTTAGCAGTATTAGCAGCAACACCTAGTTCTGCTTTTGCTTCCAATGCTGCATCACGCAACATACCTAAGTTGTAGTTACCATAATTCGGTGATCCTTGATGAATCAACTGTGAGCTAGGGTCTACCATAAGACGTTGATAAATCTCATTGGTCTTCTTAAATATTGGACTGTTTTGATCCTGCAACTCAGGAGCAATCTTGCCTAGAGAAGAGACAGTAGCCTGTAGACGATTGGTTTCTACATCCCGTGCCTGTCTTCGGCTTTCCAGTCGTTTCTCTATACGATTGGCTTTGAGATTCTCATAGTAACGAATCTTCTCCGTTTTGCCTTCCAGCCATGATTGATTAAAATCATCGACTTCCTCTGAACTTAATACATCATTAGGAGGAGCATCATCGACTTCAACCGGAGCAGCTTGCTGTTGTTGTTGCATTTGTATCTGATTCTGTTGCTGTGCCAGTTGTATTACCTGATTACGCAAAGTTTGGTTCTCCTGATAAAGCCTTTGACCTTCCTGTGTTGAAGCAGCATACCTCTCTTTATAGTCAGTTTCGGGAGCATTGACTACTTCAGGGCTAGTAGCGTCTTGACCGCCTAGCTCAGTCCCTTCCGTAGCTGGAGTTTCCGTTGCTGCGGAGTCCTCGGTTGGGGTTAGAGTTTCATTGTCGGGCATTAAAGTTACCTCCTGTTAAGTGATTTTATGTGGGGAGGCAACCACAAAACAAATCACCAGTTTGTCAATGCCCCCTGTATCTGCACCAATCAGATGATTAATGCAGAAAATCTACATTAAGATGCGATCATATCCGGTCACATCTTCAAAGTTCTCTAGCATCTGTTCAGCAACTTTCTTATCAAATCCAACATCCTTGAATTGGATAGCACTATCGACAAGTTGCTTGTATCCTAAGAACATGCCTTGAAAGAATCGTTGATCCTTGGGAGATGTCAAAGCCCTTACAGTAATCAATTTTAATACTTGGGGCCAGACCTTGGTTGTTAGTATGTCCCAACTATCAGAACGAAACATCTCTGATAATGCTAACTCTTCTTCCTTGGTTAGTTCTTTGGTAGGAATGTACTCAGAAGGATCAGCGAGATCCATATTTGCGAGTTCTTCTATTAAACTCATTTAGCCTCCGATATCTACTTTTTGTTCTTCTACAGTGGGTTCTGGGGGTTCTTCTACAGGAACACCTTCTTCTTCTGGCCCTAACGGCAATTGTTGTCCTGCTCCTTGCGGTCCTAATTGTGCTTGCATCATCTGTTCCGGCCATATGGCATCAAAGTTCTTCTTGCCTAATGACTCATAGAGTTGTTTTGCCAATGCTCTGACAGACTGTGGTGCTTGACCAATATAGGGTATGGACATCATAAACTGAGCCATTTGCATGTTATTCTGCTGTTCCTGCAATCTATTGGGATTGAGTTGAAACTGGAAGTCTACATCCTCATAGAACAGGTTTCTGGTAATGTTGGTTTTTCGGAATAATCCAGTCTGTTGGTTAAAAAATTTAAATTCCAACTCCTGTGGAGCATATCTTTGGTATAGAACATGGACTCTGCGAAGCAGTTCAGTGAACTGTTCTGCCATTAAAGCGACCATACGAGAGAAAGCGATGTTGGACTGCTGCATAAGCATTGCAGTGCCTCTGGCTGTTCGAGGTGCATTAGGGACTGATGCGGCTCTTCCCTGAGTAAAGTCAGTTACAGCGGTATCTCTTTCTGCCCATGCTTGGACTTGTTGCAGTACTGAGAGCTGAAAGTCCTTGTTGCCTTGGAATCTTGGAAAGTTTACACCACCAGAGTTTAGGACTGGTACGCCTTCTCCTGGTTTCAGTTGGTTCATATCTCCTAATAAGCCAGTAGATGCTGGTTCATAGAAGAAGAACGGCATGTTCTGGAGTGTACCGTAGTCCATCATTTGGTTGAATGTGGAGTTGAGGAGCCTGTTAAGGTGCTTCATCTTGGCAGGGATACCCTGACCAAAGAAGTGGCGAGGTAGTCTGGTAAAGCGATTGTCTACATGAGGGCGTTTGCCGTCAGGATAAAGTCTGGTTAAGGGGATAATACGGGCAATCTTCTTGGTATCGGCAAGATAAACAATCTCAACTTCTTCTTCCAGTGCATCACCGATCTGATTTCCTGCGTCATCGAACTGGATATTCTGCTTTTTGGTTTTACCATCTACACGAGTGACTTCACCAGGTAAGGCTACACGCATATAGAAGATAATGACTTTAGCGGTCTGAGTAGGGTCAGACTGTCCTACCTCATCTTCATCACGCATGGTACGTTCTTTACCAGTTAAATCATGCTCTGCCAGCTTGGATCGAAGCTCTTCGTCAATATTGTCATAACCATGCTGTTTACGTGATCTGAGTTCATCCCAAGTAAGATAACTGACCTCGTAATACCAAGGGCATTCAGGCCATTGCATCCCTAAACCGGAAGATGGAGCCACAAAGATCCTGCTCATGTCTGTAATATCAACCGCAGGTCTGTCTACTCTTTGAGCAGTGATGTCTTCTACAATGCGTTCATCAAAGCCTACAACTTTTTGATATTCTACGTCTTGACCATCAAACATTGTAGTTACCTGCTTCTCAGTACGCACATCCATTACTACATTCTGATCACGAATCAGAGTTTCATCCCTGTTCCAGCGTACTTTCACAGCAGAAGTTCCATCCAGCAAGGTATCAAACAACCAATCGTTGCCGATTTCCTTTAGATTAAGCAGTTTAGTCCAGACATGCTCAAAGTAGAACATCTCCAGCATCTTGGCTGACTCCAAGTCTGTGCCTTCAGTCCCTACTACAGTAGGTGTTTGTGATAACATAGCATCATAAAACTGAGCTAACAGACTGTCGATAGTGACACGGGTTAAAGGAAGGAATAAATTGGATGCCCCACGCCAAGGCCAGTTTTTGACCTCTTGGTCAGGCTTGGCAAGGTACATACTCATAAAGGTACTATGTTCAGAGTCCCACTCACCCTTAAATTCTTCAGCTTCCTCAATCATTCGATTCAATTTCTGTATAAGTTCTTCCTGGCGAGAGCTAGACAGACTAATTTTGGGTATCTGATTTTTTACAGGCATATATATTTGTTCTCTTTGATAGAAGTAGGGGGAAGTAAAGCGATCAAATTAAGGTTTTTGGCTAAAATTATCAGGCTATTTTACGAAACTCACATTATAGCACAGGAAACGGACGGCAGTCAACATAAATCTTTAGCGTTTTAATTTTAATTGCTGGATAACTCGCCTGTTGTTGATGAGAATGCCCATATAGAACAGATTTGCAGTGACCAGGCACCCAATACTCCAAGCTGGAGAGTCCTGAAAGATGGAATAGCAACCAAAAATAACTATTGCTGTAATAACAGACTTCATTATAATTAATCCTGCTGATCCAAACTTCAAAAAGAACCTGGCAAGCCAGAATACTTCCCTTGCACCCATTTTTAGAGCATCTAATGTGGTCATTATGTCGAATATTTGCAGTGCAATCTGCATTACGGCCAAGGATAGAAAGACTAGAAACGTCATGGGGTGTCACCTCACTGGAATTTTCTATAATTTTTTTTCAGAATCCGGTATGGGACCCTAATTTTGCCACAGTTACAACAATTTGTCAACAGTACTAGCACTATTTGTCAATATTTTCTAGAATTTTTTGGGAAATTACCGCTGTTATCTTTAAGTAACCTAATAAATAGGAGACATTAAAAAAAGAATTATTATTGATGTTGATTTTCTTTTTCTGCGTTAAATAATTGAAAACAAAAGACTTAGCCCTTGTTCCTTTTTATTAATTGTTGTTTAAATCCTTAATAGATAGGGGGGGTATATGGGGGGCTTGCCTTGCTTCCAAACAACTAGCCCCCCCACTATCAAACTCCCAAAATTTTTAGGGGTCATGGGTTTGTTGTGTGTGTTTATTTGTCACAACTATTGCCCCCCCTATTTGGCCCCCTACCTTGCCCTCATTTTGTCCTATCAATTGCCCTCCCTAGAAAATATCTTTTTAATATCCTTTTACTTTTCTACTTGACAACAATATATAGATATGGGAAGCTCTCATTATCTTAATATTTTTATACATTAACTAAGGGGGTCATTATGAAAGACTACATCAACACATCACAAACTGACGCAATTGCTACACTGGAATTGCAGGTTACTCATTGGATGCAACGTGAAACTAAATTATCACCAAAGAGCATCAAAAATTACACACAAGCTATACGTAAGATAGCACGTGATCTTTACTTGACCGATAGGCTACCTTCCGTTGACTTGGGGGCATGCTCTACTGATGAATTGACCGAATTAAAAAAGCGTTACTTTGCAGTTCCTGAATTTAAAGAATTGGATGCAAGGGGCAAGGGCATGTACTCGGCCGCATTCAACAAATTAATTCTTATACAACAAACTAAAAAAAAGCATGTCACTGGTTCTTATAAAGAATGGAAAGAGGGCAGGGCTGATTCTTTTATGGCCAAAATTGGTAGCATAGGGGGGCGTCGTATATAAGATCTTCCAGACACTTCCGTAGACTTCTGATAACTTCCGACAGGGGGGCTAGAAATAGCCCCCTTTTTCTTTGTTCAGTTTACTTGCTCCATTTCCTGATTTAGATCTAAATCACCAAAAACAGACATTGCCCTCATCTAAGGGGCGTTATATTTTGACCCTTACCCTACTATTGATACCATAGAGATCGTTGCTTAGGATCGATCCTTGCACGCTTAAATAGCATCACTTGATAATATATGATCATTTAGGGGCTAATTTATGCCTATAAATAGAAGTTCATTATCTAGAATGAAGTTTCCAAGGTTAGTGGTAGGGGAACGGGATCGGGTTGTGCCCCGTCTAATGAAGGCATAAAAAAAGGGGGCAAAGAATGCCCCCCTTAGTTCCTAGATTTAAGCTGATGTTAAAAGTAAGTATCAACAACATTGTCTCGATACTCACTTGGTAGCTTTTCAATTTCCTTTTCTAGCTTGTGCATAAAATCAGTCATGTAATCATGATCAATCCGATAATCGACCCAAGTCAATGTGGCAAGCCGATTCTTGGTAACAAAACGATACATGTCTTTGGTAACTGTAAAGTTTTTATAGGGCTGAAAAGTAACTTCCTCTATACCAAAAGCCCCTAGATCATCTTTTAAATTTTCCACTGATTCTTTTAGCTCATCTAAAAAATCCGAAAACTGTCCAGAGATTACCAGTGGGATTGTGTCCAGTAGCATCGGGTTATGGATTATCTGTTGACAGGCTAGAAAAGTTTCCTCTTCAATATCCTCATAATGATAATCATCTAAAACAAACTTACAAGCTTTTGAGAGTAGGACTTGCCCCTTACTTAATTTGTAGTTTAAATTTCTAGGTTTCCAGTTTAACATATTGACCCCCTTAAAAGTTAATATTTTTGAACTATTTTGATTCTAATTCATGCCCCCTGATATTGTCAAGGGCATAAAAAAAAAGGGGCATTGCTTGGCTAAAACAATGAAACGGACAGCAACCTGGAAGCTCCAGGATAGGTGTAGTGGACAAAAAAAAGGGGGCATATAGCCCCCCTTAATCCTACCTATTGATTGGGGGTCAATGTAGTTGGTAGGAAACGTTTGCCACTTCTCTATTGAAGCATGCTAGCTTGTATTCTTTACCCCCTACACTTGCCACACATCCAATTGATACGCATGACTGCGTACCGTTCGTTATAGGGCATCTATGCCCACAATGGGGCTTATTAGCATGTACTGTTGAAGTGTTGAAAGTATGCCCCTTTTGAAATGGTTTGGCGTCAATCATCGGAGCGGATACTCTAAGAACTAAGTTATCTGGTAACTGCAAGCTCCCGTCACCTTCAATTATCTCACGTTGAAAATCCCAAATAGTGCGATATTCTCGAGTGGCTAGCCAGTGTTTTGTATCTGGCGTATTCTCACAAACTCTAATAATCAATTTTAGGTTTTCTAAATTGACTAAATCGCCACTTTCAAACCAACGAAAATAGTTTTTAGAATATCTGTTTATATGGTCGCTCATTTCCTCGACCCATTTATCACCTATTGACGGATTTTCTAGGGCTAAAATTAAAAGATCATAACGTCTTTGTAATGCTTCCTCGACATTCTTAAAACGATAACGACCCCTTAGAGCATAACATCCAAACCCAAGTAAAAAACCAGCACAAACAGAACCGATAATCTTTACAAGTTTGGCCCCTACCTTGCAGAATTTAGCCGGTATAGAATAGGCTTTTTGTGGCATTTTTGAAGGGTTAGATAAGCCCCCAAAATTTTTGGATGTTCTTTTCTGATAAGTTTCTTTTTTAAGTTTCATTTGACCCCCTTAAAAGTTAATATTTTTTAACTATCAAAATCATCCTACCATTTTTAATAAAATAGCGTCAAGTTTATATTTTTGTTGTAATTTTTGGAGTATGTTGAGGGGCTAAATAAATAAAACGGACAGTGACTAAAAGAAACGGACAGTAGCACACTGAAACGGACAGCAGGCAAAAAAAAAGGTCAGCGGTTAGGCTGACCCCTTTTCCTAGCTAAAGATAGCTTCAAGCGTGAATTTGAGCCAGTGAAGCCCATGCTTGAGAACTGACGATCTTGGCAACTTCACGTTCACGCACTTCTAGTGAAGCCCCTATGTTGTCAGACAACACCCCGTCACTGTCTTTAGTAGCATTGACTTTGAACTGATCAGAGTTATGGCTAGCGTAGTAAGTCAGGGCAGAGTACAACGCCCACACTGATCTACCACGCCGTGTAGCTTCCTGCTCAAATCGTGACATAATCCGCTCAATGTTACGCTTACTCATTGAAGACCCAGTTTGAAGTGTATCTTCAATAGTCTTTGGAAGTAAGATAGGCGTGTCAGCCCACATTTGGAATTGAGCAGTTTTTTCTTGGTATACATGCATTTGTTCACGAATAAAGCTATCGAGTCTATCCGAAGTGTAGCCAAGAGTATGCCTAGCTTGACTTTGTGTGTAATCGCCTGTAATTAATCCATTGGTACAGACGATATCAAAAGCACCACAAAATACACGAATGCTCGAACTTCCATCAAACGAGTTAGAAACAGCCATTCTAAACTGCAATTCTGTTTCTGAATTTTCCTGTTTGATTTGTGCTTTAATTCTTGGAAACGCAAGTTCAAATCGAGTGTATGTACCCCCATAACTTGAAATCTCTGTCAACTCAATATCCTTCAAGTGTTGATGGGGCATAACGTCACTCGCTGACTTTTTAAGCATGGAATACAAGTCTCTGTTCATGACAGGTTTATAGCCGTTACCGACAAGCCCTAAACTTGCCCCTGTATCTTCACGCCTGACTACCTGACCTTGCTTGACTCGTTGAACTGGTAACCAGTCACCTGGGTCAGTGTCTACGTGCGTATCATGGTCTTGCATATAGACAGGTTCAAGCTCCGCTTTAAAGTCAGTTTTTGAAGTTAACTCTGGGAATTGAATCTCGTTGGAAAATTGATTGTTGTAATACATTAGTTGTTCCTTTCTGTTGTTGGTTATTGTTAATTGGTGGTTTCCACCCGTCACGATAAGTCACAAGTTCGCTGTCTACAACCAAACCCTGACAGAACCATGCTCCGATATCTAAGTTATCTGTAATTAGCTTGTGAACCATTATCTCGAACTTCCATCCTGACTCTCGCAAGCTTGGATTCTCGCAGGATGCATGAACAAATGAGTTCTTTACTGGGTGCTTAGAAAAGAAGGGGCTATCGGTAGAGATAATATACTCATTCCCACCTATCTCGAAGCCACAATGGCAACAGAGATAATCAGCCTTTGCAAGTGGCAGGTCAGGATCGTTGGCCTCTTTACAATCGCTCATTTTTCGCACATCATGATCACGGTATTTTAGCTCCTCTACTTGCTCTCCTACAGCCTCAGCACAATCCTCATACAGTATCTGTTGAAGTGGTTTAGTTTTACTCATTTTGTTTACCCCCTTGGTTGTTAAAAAATACGACACGATATAAATCTACTAGATAATAGATTGTAGTGCAACCCCTTTTTTTGTTTTTAACAATAATGAAATTAATCTATCAGATGGTAGGGTAAGTAATGGAAACGGACGGCACTGTGATTTATTTTTACCCCTTGACACAAACCAACCCCACAGTTTACGATAGATGCAGTGTTATATTTTTTAACTAGAAAGGAGACAAAATGACCAAAGTAAACTGGTTTGCATTAGCTGAGTGGGAAAAGGATAATCTAGCTATTTGCCTCGATACTGTGACTACTGAGGAAATTAAAGAAGAGCTTGCACGAGAAGGTAAAGACAGCTTCTCAGACGAGGTTATCTTTGAAGCTCTGTGTGCAAGCTGTAAGCACTTCACCAATGAGATTGGTCATGAGTTAGTTAGTGAGGTGATTGACAGTCTTCGTGGTGAATCAATTAGGGACAAACTTATGGAAGGAGATAACTAATGGCTAAACTAATCAATACAAAAACTGACAAAGAACTGACTACAGGCAACGTTCCGATTGGAGTGAAGCGTTGGAGCAAGAACAAGAAGCTAACCATATCTATTGGAAACCATATTGATTTTGAACTGACTGAGTTTGAAGCTGAATGGCTGACCTATTATCTAACCAGGGGAACTCACGAACTGCCTGTAGAGGAGTTTCACCGCAGAGATGTTTCAGCTTCACCGAAATACCGCAGATTACCACTAGACGACAACACAAAATAAAAACAGGGGGTAACATGTCTAAAATTGAACAAAACAAAGAACAGGCAAAGGAAGCTCTACTACGAGAGTTACGAGAAGTTTCAGCCAAAGTAGACATAGATCAAGTTCGAGAACACATTAATATTATTGATCCATACTTCTGGAAGGGGCCAGACGACAGTTTGGATTTAGAAGCCATTGAAGCACACCTAAACAAGACCACTGATGAAGACAGTCTTTAAAGTAGCATGGACAGACAGCATTAATGGCTCATGCTCAGAGTGGTTTACTGAAAGAGATAGTGCAGTAGCACTGCTTCACACTCTTGAAGGCGACCACTTTTTGCCTACCGATATCCCTAACAAGCCGACTCTCACAGAGTACCGAATACCAACGGATAAGGATGAGTGGCTAAAACTTATTGAGGTGTTAGATAATGAAAAATGATAACGGCCTATACGGTTGGGAAACACCCTTCCTAATCCTCGCATCCTTCTACCTGCTTTGGCATCTAATGAGAGCTTTCTACTAAAATGAAGGCTACGTTTCTTGAATCCCTGGCAGAGCAGGTCACAGCCAGACTGCCCCTGTCTACCCTAGAGTTCCACTACAAGAAAAAGCTGATCCTCGAAGCCTTGCAGAAAGCCTATAGGCAGGGTGAGAAAGATACTGCCAAGAAGATAGCCTACAGAAAATATTTACAGGAAAATTAGTTAAGTCAGGATACGGACGGCAGTTAAAAATATTGTCATAGTAGTGGGGTATAATCTACTTCTGGTGTTTTTGATAAACACCAGAAGTTACCAACTAGCCTTTCATCCGAGGTAGGTTCTTGTAAACAAAGGAGTTACCGTCTTTTGCTCTAAGCCAGTATTCTTCTCTGTTTTCAAGCATCCACTCTGTTTCTTTTACCTTATACTTACCCCATGCCTTAGTGGTCATAGCTTCTTTGAGTTCTTCGCCACGAACTTCAGGACATTCTTTAAGGTATTTGGTGAGGGAAGACCGTAGGTCATAGTAACGGACGGTGGTTAGGAAATCAGGCAGGGGATGAAACTTTCCGCTATAACTGTCAAAGACAATTGTTAGATCAGAAAAGGGTAGCCACCTTGTTTTCCAACAATTGATTCTAAACGAAGCTCCCTGTGCGTTCTGTGCAAAGTCTTTGATGCTCAAGCCTACGTCAGACCCACCCCCTATTTCAGAAGATCCTCTATAATTCTGGTAACCTCTTTCACTAGGTTTGCCTACTTGGTGCAGAGCAATGATCGTAGCACCATCATCATGGTTACGCAGTGACATTAAGGAATCTGTAATAAAGGTAGTATCCTTTACACTGTTTTCATCTACTCCTGGAGCGAATCGATTCAGCGTATCAAAGATCAGCACAGGATTGTCCCACAGTTCTATTACCTTTTTATAGAAGTGTAGTCCCTGTTTGAAATCTGGTGGAGCTTGGTCTCTGCTCATCCCTGCTCTCTCACACCAGTAGATGAAGTTCTCTGAGTCTGTAAGATTCATCTTTCTGGCACGAGACTCAGTCATAAGTAATGAGTTCTCTTTATCCACAAAGAGAACATTCTGCCCACTTTCAGCCAACTGAGAGCCTAGCCATAGTGAGAAGTAGCTTTTCATATTCCCAATCGGCCCTGTTAAAAGATGGTAGTTCCCCTTAATGATTAAAGGATCTAGAAGGTAGGGAATCGGAACTGGTTCAGAGTTTACAAGTTGTGTTGAAGTTTGTGCTGAGTGTTTCAAGAAGTCATTAATATCTTGATACTTGGTCTCAGCCATAACAGACATTATACCTTAGAATTTAATTTTGTCGAGAGTTGATTTTTCTCTGGACAAACGATTAGCAACAATGTAATATTAAAAATATTGAGTTTCTTGTGGTGAGAGACTTATCACATAACATACCCTGTTATGGTGTGCATAAGTTGGGGTTCTGGAATTGTTTTTTACCAACTTTTGATGGTTACTCCTGTTCTGGAACCTCGACTTCACCCAATATTATGAATACTTTAACAACTAGTCGCAGTGCCTACCAATCCTACATGATCAGTCCACGATTGTATTTTATTACCTATCAATATAGTCCAGACGATGCTTCCATAGGTCAGGGAATTGTACCTAAACTTGTTTCTCCTGATCTTGCATTGGGAACTTTCTGTCATGAAGTTTGTGGTGCAGTCATGGGCGGTGGCTCCGAAGAACTGGTGCTTCTTGCACAAACTGAGAACTGGAACGACTTAGCCCGTACCAGGGGGTTCGACAGCCCATTTAATCCCGACATGCTTCTTGCATTGGCTCAAGGATTAAGCAAGGCTTGGATCAGAAACAGACTCCCACAGATTGAGAAGGACTACGAGATACTAGCAGTTGAACAGGAAAGAGAACTTTCTATTCATGATGATGATCTACAACTTTTGATCCCAACTAGACTAGATGGAGAACTCCGCAATAAATTTTCTGGTACTTATCATGCACTGGAAATGAAAACGACACGCACTAAACGCTCTTACTACTTTGATAAATATAACTATGATATTCAGACCCTTCAGCATTTGTGGACGATTGAAAATACCTACGGGCCAGACTCATGCCATTCTATCCTGATGGAGTTCTTGTATAAAGGGTATGGTTTGGATAGTGGAGCTACCTGGTACAGTCCTTTTGTGAGAGCATTTGTGAAGCATGGAGTACCACCATTCGATAAAACAGAATATGAGGTAGAAGGTAAGTTTGCCAGAAGAAAAGATTGGAATGTGTTCAATGTCTGGGAAGAATTTACTCAAGACGAATGGTACAAACTAATTGGTGGAGCAAAACTTGATGGACAACTATTAAATATGGCTATTGTTCGCTCCAATACCGAACTACCTGACTTCCAATTCCAGATGTTTGAAGCACATAAACGCATTGCTGAAGGCTTGAGTCAGTGGGTAGGAACAACAGACCCTCTTGAGCGAAGGGTAATCCTTAATAGATACTTTCCTTTAGCTTATCATTCCTATGACAAGCACCTGATTGGGTTCAATCCAGAACAAGCATTAGAATCAGGAGACTATCTGATTCGTGAACCGCACCATGCTTTGGAACGCAAGCTATTAGCTAATAAGACTCAATAACCTGTCACTGGATCAATTGTATCACTGTCATCTCTTTCCTGTAGAGGACTCAAACGATTTGCTCTTGCTTGCATAATAGATGCGTGTTCAGGATAGGACTTGATACCTTGTACAGCTAACGCAAGGGCAAAGCAGTGATCATCGTGTGCCCCTGCACCTGCTTCAACTTTTCCACGATTGTTATATTCCAGACGTTTCAGTTCTTCTAAGGTTTCTTTACAATGGATAATGATGGACTGATCAGATACAGCCTGTTTCAGATCTCCAAGAAGGATAGGTCTTGATGCCATTGTAGTACGCCAGCCTACCTGGCGACTACGCTTGGGCCTGTCCTTCAGAAAATCTGTGCGATGATAGAGCAAGTGCGAGGGGTATTGCTGAGACAGGGTAATGCAAACGTGCATTCCGTAGCCTGAGACTTCTGGAACAATGAAGGCTGAATTGTAATGATTACCCAGCAGGATAATCTTGTTTGCCAGTTCTTCTTCCCCTATGTAACCAGAAAGGACGGCGACTTGTCTGGCTCCATCGTCCATATCCAGTACAGTAACAACAGACTGATCAGGATCTTTTGACCCTTCTGGCATGATACCTTCTGCGGTATCTACCCCTAACACATAGCGGTGGTTCATGCGTGGGTCTTTGTAAATGGTCAGTGCTTCATTCTTGTCTGAAATGAAACGGATAGTCTTAGCCCAACGATCATCTTGAACCAGATAACCTTTTCGTCCGTCTTCTAAAGGCATTAAGGCTAAAGAATCATGGTCAAGATAAGGTCTACCTGATGAGACAAAGGCTTCTTGGGGAGTAGATGGATACTCCTGCCTTCTGATCTTAATATCCCCTTGGCACTTATCCCGTAAGATCCAGCGGAACCAGTTCAATTGTTCGGGCTTTACTTCAAAGTGATCCTTTAAGTGTTTCTCCTGTGAATCCAGGGTTTGTACAAATCTGGATTTATCTTGCTCACTTCTGAACTCACGCTGGTACTCATCATCTGTAAACCAACTGATAAAGAATGGCAGATACCCATTCCATTGGTCATAGTTATTGATGTTGACTTCAGGGTAGATTTCTCCATCATCTCCAGTGATCCACTTAATGTCACAGTACTTGTCTGCATTCTCCCAATATGGATGGAACAGGGAGTCAAAACCACTGGCTGTACTCTCTAATATCACAGCAGTTTCAGGGCCGTCACCGATCGACTGGAATAAGCTGACTGCTGTATCAGAACCCTTGTGCCATTTACTGACCTCAGATCCGTGTATAAAATGAGGGGTGAGACCAGTTCCAGCCTGTATATTATTGGCAGTCTCCACCATAATCATGCCTTCTTGTTCTTTGAAGGTCATCTTACGCACACTAGATTGAGCTTTCTCTGGTTTACTTAACCCATAATTCGTGTAGAATCGATTTGTAATGGAGAAGATGTACTCAGCAGTAGGCTTATCATGGGCAATAACGATGGAATCTACACCACGATTCATGGTTTCCAAAAACATCAAGCCTTCTATTAAGGTACTGATGCCTGTCTTTCTAGCCTTTAAAACAATGATACGGATAGGTTGATCGTTGGTTTTACACCACTGATACAGCTTAAGGAGCTTGATCTGGGAACCTTTTAACGGGGACATGAGCCGAACATTGCCTCTCTTGTCCTTGATTACAAAGTTTTCCGTAAGCCATTTGTGCCAGTCCAGACGACACAAACCTTCTTCAGCAGACTGTATGTTACTGGCAGAAGCATACTTCTGACTTAGCTCATGGTAGGTGTTACCACTCATGTTAAGACTTGAAGCAAAGCTCGAATTGCTTCAACTAATCTCATGACAGACTGCGAAAGTATGTTACCATCTTCGCTGTAGAGAGAATCTTCTGCTAAGTTGTTTGCTTCTTCAAGCAGTTCTTCTATGTTGTTCTGAAGAATTTTACGCTCTTCAGGATCGAAGCGAGTAATGATCCAATCTTTAGAAGCTTTGGCTGGAATGTTCAGTAGGTGGGTTTTAGTCACTGGTGATTTTCGATTCGAGAAGTTTATTGGCTAAGTACCTGGCATAGACATCACGGCGTTTATGAGTTTTAGGGCCATCCTTGAAGTCTTCTATAACCATGATGATGTGTGTAATGTATTGCAGAGCGTCCACAAGTTCTTCTTGTAGATCAACAAGTCTGTTGTTCTGGTTATCCTCTAAAGCTTTTCCAAACTTTTCCCATCCAAGTTGATCTCTGTGTCTTAATAGTTCAATTAGTTTATTTGTTACTTCTGATTCATGGATGTTGGTAACCACAGCATCATTATCTGCCACTTTTCCCCAAAGGTCAAACTGTTTCCAAGAGCCGTAATGGTTATTCATTTTACCAGGCGTTTGAATTCAGCTTCAGAAGGCCAGCGTCCCTGATTTTCGACAATAAATTCCAGCACAGGTTTGGGAATATCATCACCAAAAGCGAAGTGAGTATGTTCATGCTTCTCCAAATGCACTTCCCTGGGAGAAGATTCTTTAGGCGTTACCAAGTTAAAGGTCTGCTTGGATGCTTTCAATCGTGTTTGATGATCAGGCACACAGGTTTCTCTACCTTGATGAATCACATTCGCATCTAGAGCTTCATCCAACGCTCGCACACTTTTACCAACAGTGTCGTTAAGCTGGAGCATTGCATCAATATAGGCTTGAATCTTTTCGTTCTTGGAATTTCTACCTGCAATTACAGAAGCCATGTTGCGACTACCACAGTCATAAGAACGCATAGCGGCTTCAACAGGACTACCCGTTTCAATTAAATTATCAGCGTAGTCCTTCTGCTTTTTAGTTATATTGTAAGGTGAATTAGTCTTTGGCATAATGGGGTGGGGGCAGTATTTCTACCGCCCCCTGTGTTCTATAGAACATACGAGAGGAGAGAGGTCTACATTATACAACAGACGTTTTGAAAAGTCAACAAAAAATAGAGACTTGACAAAGTTAAAAATAATTATTAAAATTGTGATGTTATGAAAGTAAAACAGATCCACCTGCTGCCACAACTTGTTTGTCCATATTGCTCGTCTAATGCTGATTTCTCTAAGCGATTGAAGGCATTTTACTGCAATGACTGTGGCACAGCATTTGCTGTACCCCAAGAATATTATGATGAACTGGATCAAGCGTACGAAGTATTGACCGACTATAGAAATACGATTATGGAGACAATGAAATGGAGACATTAAACATGAGTACATCTGCAAGTAGTTTACTACAAGGCACAGGTTTTCGTCCAGCAAATCAGGTTAAGTCCAAACAAAGGCTGATCATCAATGTTCAGGGGAAGGAAGATTCAGGAAAGACACATCTCCTGTTAACTTGTCCAGCACCCATTGCCTTATTTGACTTGGATCACAACAGTGAATCAGTAGTAAACAAACCGAACTTCTCTAACAAAGAAATTATGATTAGTGAATATTTCTTTGAGAAGCCATCCAAAGGTTCCAATGAAGCGAAACTTATTAAGGAAGCAGACTTATTGTGGAACAGATTTATGACAGAGTATAAACAGGCTCTAAAAGAAGTTAAAACTGTAGCCATAGATACGGTAGGCTTGCTGTGGGAACTCCTTCGTATGGCCCGATTTGGCAAGCTTACACAGGTCATGCCGCACCATTACGGGCCGTTGAATGCAGAGATGGCACAGATTATTGACATGGCTAAACAATCTGACTGCAATTTGATTTTGAGTAGCACACTTGCACCTCAATATATTAATGACCAAGCTACTGGTTTCTGGGTGAGGCAGGGATGGAGTCAACTGGATTACAAAGTACAGTACTCTATTGAACTGAGTCGAGCTAAGAAAGGTGACTTTCAAGGCAAGGTTCTGAAGTTCAAGCCTGAACCGAAGATGGTTGACCAAGTTTTAATCAATCCTAGTTTCAACCAGATTTTTGCGAAAGCCTTTCCGAAAGGCGTTTAATTAACAACTTACCTAAAGGGGGTAAAAATTATGTTCGATCCTAGTATATTTTCAACTGAGTCCGTTTCAACCTTTTCAGATAATTGGGAAGACAATTCCTATAAGATGTTAATTCCTGGCACGAAATGTGTCGGTGTAATTGAGAAGCTGGATCATGGTAAAGAATGGACAAGAGATGGCAAAACCTACATGGGTGTTGCTGTAACCCTGCGTTCAACTCAGCCAGCAGGTGTAACTGCTAATGGCTACCTAAACAATCAACCACGCACTTGGGGAAATAAATCCTCTGCGTTGGAAGACTTAGTACAAGCCAGTGGTATGGATTTTGAAAGCAACCTAACTAATCAGGCTATTGCTGAGATGATTGCTGAGATTCACAGAGATCAGACTCCTGTGGGATTTGATATCACTTGGAGAGGTTATTGTACTGCATTGTTTGAAACCACTCTAATGACGTTAACTGAGACTAATTCGATTGATGACGCAAAGTCTATGGCATCTCCTGACCAGACCAAGGAAGCTCGTAGAGCCGCTGAGTTTAAAGCTCCGCAGTTTAAAGTAGATGGTAAATACAAGTCTACAATAACCTGTGAACAAACTGGTCAGGATGTACGAGCCAGATATGAGATCAGAAACATTCTAGTAGCTTCTGACGTTGACGATCAGTTGGGGGGATAAGAATGAAGAACGATCTATTTAAACCACTTAAAACCCATAGGTTAAAGCCACTGCTGAAACAGCATAACATTAGACAGGCACAGGCCGCTGATAAACTTGGTGTGTCTTTAGCCTATCTGAATATGGTTTTGAATGGGCATACCCGTCCTTCCAAGCAGTTAGCTGAAGATATGACTAACCTTGCAATGAAGATGAGTCCTGACGAAACCTTTGCTCGTGACCAATCTTAACCTAGAAAGGAGAGAGAAATGGAAAATGAAAAATATCGCTATGGCAAATTAGGCAGACCGCCTCATCCTAAAGTTGAGGAAGAAGTGAAACTTCAAACTTACTGTAGGCCAGAGTCTTCACATGTCTATGCTCCAGCCTACACCACTCGCAATCAGATTATTTTTAGGTGTAAGAAGTGTGGGTTAAGCCAATCCAGAAACAGATGGGGTTCAGATCCAGATGAGAGGTACAGGATGACGATAGGGAGTGATCCCTTTAGAAGTACACCAAGATATGGACAGGACTAGTGGCTAAGATCTCCAAGACCAGAGGGCGTAATTTCGAGTTGGCAGTCGCAAAATTTATGGGCTGCCAACGTGCCCACTTCAAAGCCTACGACACCGAAGGACATCCTGTGTTCACCTTCGAGTGCAAGAAAAGAAAAGAACATGCTAAAACTTTAATGAAGTGGTGGAGTCAAACTTGTAAGGCTACCGCAAAAGACAAACTACCAGCATTAGTTATGGCAGAATACCAACAACCAGTTAAAAATGCTTTGTGTGTAATTCGCCTTAAAGACCTTCGAGATCTAATTGACAAAGCATTATGAAAAAGCCAGCTACCTGCCAAAATTGTGTACTAGAAAAAAAGGGAATATCCTTTACACTGCCTGATGGCACAGGCGAGAACAAAGTTCTTGTTATAGGAGAAAGTGCAGGACGCACTGAGGCTAGAGAGGGTGTTCCCTTTGTGGGTCAAGCAGGAGTACAGCTTAACAGAAGTATCAGTCGTCAAAAATATGAGCGTGATGACTTTGCATTTTATAATCTGATTCAATGTCAGCCACCAAATAACTGGCTGGATAATGCACCCTGGCAAAGAGGAGCTATAGATCATTGTCGGGTTCATCTGCACGATATTGTAAAGAAGTTTAAGCCTAAAGTTATTTCCTTACAGGGAGCCTTACCTATGAAAGAGCTTGTTGGACTAGAAGGCTTATTGCCATCCAAACGCAATAATGCTCCCAAGCGTGGCTATACTTTTGACATAGAGATTGCTGATCATAAGTGTCTGGCTGTACCTACTGTACATCCTAGCTGGATCATACAAGGGAATCAGCATATGGCTGGAGTACATATGTGGGATCTGTCCAAGGCTGTGAATGTAGCAAACAAGGGAGAAGAACTGGATGAGTACCATTACATTGAACACCCAACCTATTCTGCTGTGCAGGATTATATTAAAGAAGCAAAGCAATATGCGGATAAAGAAAACTCATTGATTGTAGCAGACATAGAAACTTCAGATTCTCCTAACCAAGATGAAAGTGAGTATGCTAATATTAGAGATAGCGAAATCACCTGTATCAGCTTTGCGTTCAAAGAAGGACACGCAATCACGATTCCCTATCACACTGGTACACACGATTCCATTCAGAAATTATTTGATCTTCCATTTACCTACCTGGGTTGGTGGAACTTGGACTTTGATGTGCCTAGGTTAACGAGTAAAGGTATGACATTTAAGCCTAAACATATTGATGGTATGCTGGCATGGCACTGGTTACAGAGCGATGTGCCAAAAGGTTTAGGGTTTGTATCTACATTTTTTACTCCATTCAGAGAATGGAAATCTTTAAGTGACAGCAAGCCAGAGTTCTATAGTTGTCGTGATGCAGACGCAACTTTAAGAAACATTAATGCAATCAAGGAGTTGATTCAAACAACATGAGACTGCATGAGAGAATACCTGATCGCTCTGTTGGGCCTAAAGCAACTGCGACTATTCATTCGGCAAATGCCAGTATTCTTTTAAGAGTCCCTATGGCTTGTCCACTTCTTAGAGCAGACTTAATCTTGGATGAAGAAACATTTGATATCCATGTCTCTATCCACGAAGAAGGTAAGTTGAAATGTTTTACAGGAGCTAAAGACAGCAGACACAAGTCCAAATACATCTGTCTTGTAGGCTTTTTAAAAGCAAATGACTTGTCTTATGAAGAGATGAAGGGGGTTTATACAGTCGAATGGGTAGAAAAACCAAATAAATTTATTGTAGTTAAAATGACCAGACGTAAGGAACTGATTATCAGTAAGGATGATAAACGAAAAATCTGTGTCCTGTTGTCTGCAAAAGAAAAAGAAACTTGGGATAGAGTAAGAAGGAATACACCCATGAGTACGTTTGTAAGATCTGCTGTTAATCGTTATCTGGAAGATGAATATTTAATTTAAGGAGACTATCTATGTTAAACACCTCAATGGCTAAAGCTATCAATAACCAAATTGCAGACGAGTTTAATGCAGGTTATCTTTACTTGTCCATGTCAGCTTATTGTGAGTCTATTGGGTTCCAGGGGTTTGCTAAATGGCTAAGAAAGCAGAGTGCTGAAGAAGTTGAGCATGCTATGAAATTGATAGGCTACATGAACGATCAATTTAGTAGGGTGGTGCTACAACAGATTTATGAGCCTGAGAAAACTTTCGGGAGCTTGACTGCTATGATGGAACAAGCTCTCCAACACGAACAGGAAATCAGTGATGCAATCTATCTACTGTATGGTCAAGCAGGAGAAGAAGAGGATTACACCACTCAAAATTTTCTGGATTGGTTTATTGCAGAGCAGTTAGAGGAAGAGAAAACAGTTGGAGATGTAGTAGAAAAGTTGAGAATATTTGGTGAAACAAAGAGTTCACTTTATTTGATAGATCAAGAACTAGGCCAACGAGAATAATTAAAGGAGACAAAAATGACATATTATGCAGCGATACCCAAAGACGAACTAAAACACATAAACAGTTATCTTGACCGCAATAAGCATGAGATGGACTTATTGTCAGATGCTATTGATGAGCTAGAAGGAGTTATAGCGGAAGCGGATCATTACTTAACAAATGGAATAGCTTACCTTGGGGTTAAATCACTCAAGAAAAAACTAGAGGAAGAACTAAC